TGAGTATTCAAATCGTAAAGCAGAAGTTCTAAGAACTGTCGGAGACCCTCGTAATTTTGGAATCAAAATGTATGTAGATAATAATCTACTAGGCATTGAATGGTTTAAAGGTCACAACGAATACTTTGCAGAAGATGCGGCAGAGAACTATGTTCAAGGAATAAAGAATTATCAACAGTTACTTGTTGAGTAGCAGTCACGGGGTCAGAGATATTACTCCTTTTAATTTACAATTTATATCTCTGGCCCCTTTACATTACATATAAAGTGTAGTATAATAGTATTATTAATTGGGAGTATTTAAAATTATGGTAAGTAAAAAATTAGAAGCAACAAGAAAGAAAGGTCGTAAAAATAGAGTTACTATTGAAGACCAATATCTAGGGCCTGAACCTATATTTAATCCAGGTGAAACAACACCCGATAAAGTAGAAAATAAAGTCCGACTAAGCCTTTGGACAAAAGGTGCCCATTGGTATAACTACTTTTATAAAACAAAAGATTATGTACCTTATGTAATTGATTTCGTAGAAGAAGTATGTGGTCTTACTAAAGAAGAAGCAAATACTATCAAGAAGTTAAAAGACCATCTAATAACTTTCCCTCTCGGTAAGTCAGCAAGGTTATTCTATCGTGGCTATGAATACACAGAAGAAGAGATAAAAGGCTTTACTAAGTCTGCAAGAGAAAAGTTAGAGGCCGCAAAACTAGTAGAAGAAGTACTAGAAGAAAAGAAAAAAGATGCACCTAAAGTAATATCCATTGCAGAAAGAACTCGCAGGAAAATGATGGATACTATCTATACTGAATGGGATGATACAATTGTTGAAGGTTGGCTAGATAATAACTTCAAGGCTTCAATAGATGTATTCGCACTCTTTAAGAAAAATAATCTTAAGGGTAATGCCATTGCTCCCTTTAAGAAAATAATTGACCAATACTATCAAGAAGTTGGTGATGCGTTACATAAAAGATGTGAACAGGCAGTAGAAGGTTATAGTCATATATCTACAGCCAATAAAAAGAAGATGATGAAACAGATGGATGGTGTTTATTCGGACTTGGATAAACTTCAGATATCATTCAAGGCATCTAAGACACCAAGGGCTAGGAAACCAAAGGCTTCTGATGCTCAAATAAAGAACTTAAAATTTAAATTAGAAGATATGGAATACAAACTATCTTCTATTAATCCTATTCAAATCCCCGGCCAAGAAACCCTCTGGGTGTTTAATACTAAAAACCGTAACCTATATGAATATGTTACTAATTCAACTAAAGGGTTTGAAGTGGGCGGTACCACAATTAAAAACTTTGATGATAAATTATCTAAGTGTACTAAATTAAGAAAACCAGATGTGATACTTCCTTTAATATTAACTAAGACTTCCAAACAAATTGCTAAACAAGTTTGGAAAGACCAGATTACAACTAAGGTTAATTCTCCTAACGGCAGGATTAACTCAGATTGTATTTTACTAAGGACATTATGACAGAAGAGAAAAAAATATTTCAACACAAGATTATGACTAAGAAAAGATTTTCATTGGCCGTAGAAAATTTAGTTGCCGACAAACCAGATGTTAGTTACATAGATGCGGCAGTTATGATTATAGAAGAACGAGGTATGCAATACCAAAGTCTTAAAAAGTTATTAACCGATTCACTAAGAGATAAGATAGAACACGAAGCTAATACTTTAAATCTTATCCGAGGTGCAAGTAAAACCAATAAATTACCAATATAATATAGGAGCAGTAAATGAGTAATGTAATAATCCCATCTTCAGATGAAGATAAGAAAAGAATCAAAGGTTGTATTGAAGAGATTTCAAATGCAATGACTATGATGGACGCACAAAGAACTTTTATTAAAGAGGCAGTAAACTCTTGCGTAGAAGATGTAGAGATTGATAAGAAGCATCTAAGAAAGATGGCGACTATCTATCATAAACAAAATTTAAGCCAAGTCGTGGGTGATGTAGAAGATTTAGAAGCCCTATATGAAGGCGTAATGGTTTGAGAATGGACCCATTTGACTCTTACAAGATTTACAATGCTTTGAAGTTACATTTTGAAACTGATAGTTATGATGCGATTAAGTATAACTATAAATCAAATGTAACCTCAAACTCTTTTCTGAAAAGGAGAGATAAGTATTTCTTTGCTAAGATTGGTAAGAATTACGAGAAGGATGTTATTGGGTATTATGTATCTAATTTCAAACAAGGAGTATCTTACGTTGGTGATATGATGAACCATGAAGGTGAAGATAACTATAATAACTATAAAAGAATAAGAGAAAGTATCCATAGAGTGTTTTCAATCGATATAAATAAACTAAGTGATGTAAACGAGGTTGGTTTTGATGGGTTGTTTCAATCTAAAGAAGGACAGATACCTCTTATTATAGAACTATTGATGCAAGAAGAGATTAGTTTAGAGACTGTTTGTATCTTGGATTCAATGTTGGGGTTTGTTGAAAGAGAATCCAATAAGATTAGTGACACGATTATGTGGCCTGACCTTAAAAGGAGAATCAAGAAGTATACCCCATTCGTAAACTTTGATGGAAATAAATGTAAAAATTTATTAAGAAAAGGGTTTACAACTGCATGAAAGTGTAGTATAATATAACTTATATTATGTACAAAGTGGATAATTCAGTAATACAATGCAATATACGGAGAAATAAATATGTCATTTGCTAACTTAAAGAGCTCACGAGGCTCATCTATTGATAAACTCGTAAAGGCTGCAGAAGCAGTTTCAACCACTAAGAAAGAATCCAATTCCTACGGGGATGATAGATTCTGGAAACCCACAAGAGATAAAGCTGGTAACGGTTATGCCGTAATTAGATTTTTACCTTGTACAGAAGGTGAAGACCTTCCATGGGTGAGATACTGGGACCATGGCTTTAAAGGCCCAAATGGTTTATGGTATATCGAAAATTCTTTAACTTCTATTGGACAACCAGACCCAGTATCAGAAATGAACTCGGTTCTATGGAACTCTGGTAGAGATGAAGATAAAACTATTGCTAGAGATAGGAAACGTAGACTTCATTATGTAAGTAATGTACTAGTTGTTTCTGACCCTAGTAATCCAGAGAATGAAGGTAAAGTATTCCTTTATAAGTTTGGTAAGAAAATCTTTGATAAGATTATGGAAGCTATGCAACCTGCTTTTGAAGATGAAACACCATGCAATCCTTATGATTTCTGGGAAGGTGCGGACTTTAAAATTAAAATCCGTAAAGTAGAAGGCTGGGTAAACTATGATAAGTCAGAGTTTTCTAAACCAACTGCTCTACATGAAGGTGATGAGAATAGGCTAGAAGATGTTTATGGGAAACTATATGCTCTTCAAGACTTCCTTAAACCTGAAAACTATAAGTCTTATGATGAATTAAAGACTAAGTTGAATAGAGTACTAGGGGTGGATGCTGGACACGTATCAGCGCCAGAACCAGTAGTATCAGATGTCATGGAAGCACCAACTATGCAGACTGCAGAAGCGGCTCCTGCTGTAGAAAGTTCTTCTAGTGGTGATGATGATACACTATCATACTTTGCAAAACTTGCAAATGATTCCTAATAATTAATAATTATAAATGGAACTTTGGGACCCTTCGGGGTCCCTTTTTTTGTTTATTATCCTAGAGCAGGAAGTTGAAGGGCTCGTGAAGATTGGGCCCCATCAGTATTTACATGAACAACGTTTGAAGAATTAATAGTAGACGATTGTGCTGCATTAACTTGAGTAGTGCCAGACATTTTACCTGAATTAACTTGAGCCATTGCGGCTTCATATGCGGCAGTGGCCTCTGCTGAATTAAAACCTAATGCTCCTTCATCTATAGATGTTGAAGTATCTCCAGTTGTTTTTTCCCTTGATTCTTCTAATTTTTTCTGTGCTGCAGCCTCTTCATTTTTCTTTCTTATCTCATCAGCTGCTCTTCTACCTCTTCCTGTATCAAGGCCATCACCTATAGCATCCAATGCTGATGTATCGAAATCATCTCCTAATATCCACCCTGCAGCTCTCTTACCTAAGAAACTTATCATTTTTCTAGGTATAAAGGTAATACCGTTAACAATCATTGCTAAGAAGTCAACAAAATATAACATAG